ACTTCTTGATCAAATACCTGAAGAGATTCTTATGAATCCAGAATCTAAATTTTTGGATAATGCTGCTGGTTGTGGCAATTTCTTTCTAGCACTCAAAGATATTCTTTTGCAATATCATACAGAAGAGCATATTATAAACAATATGTTTTATGCTGTTGAGTTTATGGAAGACAATCATGAGGAAATGTGTGAAAAACTGGGTGTTTCTGTAGATCATCCACATTATGTGTGCCATGATGCTCTTACATATGACTATGGTTTCGGAGAACCAGTTGGTATAGAACAATTCTTCTAGTGGCACAGGGGGTTCCTTTGGGATCCCCTTTCTGCTATAATATGTTCATACAGGACAGGAGAGCATTTGATCACCCTTCGCCCCCACCAGAAAAAGGCAGTTAATGCAATGTGGGACAACAGCAGAGGTCAGGTGATCATCCCTACGGGTGGTGGCAAGACCATTTGCATGATCGAAGATGCCATGACTAACATGGAATTGATTGATCGTGGTCAGACTTTTGTTGTTGTTGCCCCTCGCATTCTTCTTGCAGAACAACTCTGCAAAGAGTTTCTTGATATTATTGACACCACTCACACCCATGTGATGCACGTTCACAGTGGTGAGATTGAGTATTTCAGTAGCACCAAACCAGAACAGATTGCATTGTTTAACAACACTGCAAGAACTGCTGGTGAGAATGTTATCATCTTCACTACATATCATTCACTGCATCGCATTCAAGAGGCAGACATTGAAGTGAATACGATTTACTTTGATGAGGCACACAACTCAGTTCAACGTAACTTTTTTCCTGCTACTGAGTTCTTTTCTAACGATTCTGATCGTTGCTACTTCTTTACTGCAACCCCGAAGCATAGCATAACAGTATTCAAACCAGGAATGAATGATCCTGAGGTTTATGGTCAGGTTATTTGCAATGTTCCTGCACCACAACTAGTCAAGGAAGGTTACATCCTGCCCCCAAAAGTTGTGGTTCAGCAACTGCCTCAGGGTGATTTCAAGCAATCTGATGAGAAGAATCTGCTTGATACTATTGATGATAACAACATCGGCAAGATTCTGATTGCTGCACGTTCCACAAAGCAGATTGTCCGTCTTGTGTCTCAATCTGATTTCTGTGCTCAGTTGCACGAACGTGGTTATCACTGGATGTTTATTACTAGCAAAACTGGTGCTATCATTGACGGCAAGAAAGTATCCCGTGAAGTATTCTTCAAGACTCTTAATCAGTGGGGTACAGAAGAGAATCGTAAGTTTGTTGTGATGCACCATAGCATTCTTTCTGAAGGCATCAACGTAAAGGGACTGGAGGCAGTTCTATTCATGCGGAACATGGATTATATCGGTATTTCCCAGAGCATTGGGCGTGTGATCCGCCTGGGTGGTGCTGAGAAAACCTTTGGATTGGTTTGTGTGCCAGTGTTTGATAAGGTGGGTGTGGGCACTGCTAGGAGCGTACAGGCAGTGGTAGACACCGTGTTTCAGCAGGGAGAACCAGCAATATCTGTTGTGCGTCGTTGAGGTCGTTATGAAAGGTTGGACTCGTTGCTGGGATGGTGGAGAAGTTCTTCAAGGTTCATGGGAATTGTGCCAAACAAAACAATGGAAAGACTTTAGAAGATACATGTGGAATGAAGTCATTATTCCGATGCAAATTTATGGTGAAATCGATGTAAAGTGTGTCTATTGTGGATGGAAAGGTCCAAAAACAAAAGAAAATTATTTCTGTTTAGACCATGTTATTCCTTATGTGGAAAGACCTGATTTAGTATTTGACGTTGGTAATATTTTAATTGCATGTAATCACTGCAATAAAAGAAAAGGAAATAAATCTTTAAGTCAATTTCTTGAAGAGATGACCAATTCTTAAACTGTCACACCAGGAGCAGAAACCCTGCTCCACTCTGCTATAATTACAAAGTAATCAAGGGAACACCACCATGAAATGCGAAGTCAAACTTTACGTTGCAGGTCAAGTTTTCACTGAGCAAGTTCGTGCTCGTGATTATCAAGAGGCAAAGCAAGTTGCTTTAGCACGCAATCCTAACGCTAAAGTTGTTAGTGTTACTGCTGTTTTTTGATGGGATTTCTTAAACCTTTTGTTTCTCGTCCTGGAATCCTTAATCCAAAACCAAAAGATCCGTTGGGTTATGTGACTAATGATGGAATGTGGGCTGCCGTTCCATTTGGTAAGAAATTCATGATTATACATAATGGGTGTCGGGTAAAGGTATTGAATACCTATAAGCAATCTGTTGATTTTATCAACAACCAACGGAAAACTCTTAAGAAGAAGTCACGCAAATGACCGATCAAAAACACGAAAAACGTAAAGATGCTCTCGGTCTTTTTTATGAGAGTGTTCTGAAACCAGATCATGAACTCCGTCAATGTGCTCATAATCAAGAGTGTTTTAATGAGTTAATGGAATGGAGAAATGATATTATTCGGTATTTGGATGAGCGCAGAAATAAGGAGTTTCATTAATGCACCCATACACAATCCTTTTAGGAATGTCTGTGGTAGTTGCATATGTCATCATAACCGATGAACGTGCTGCTGCTATTTTTGTGTATGGGTCAAAGATAGCAAATACTGAAATAAAACGCTATTGGTGGTGGTTAACTAACAATCCACGCAATCCTGTGGTAAAATATATGATACACCGTCGTTCTTTGCAAATTGCTAAAAAATTGATGGTAGAAATAAATAAAAATAAAGAAACATAAATTTATGTTATCTACTGCTTATCGTCTCCGACTAGAATCTATTTGTAAATGTATTGCGAATTCGCAAGATGTCTCCATTGAAGATATGATCTGGGCAGAAAAACTTGCTAAGGCACATACTCTTGCTAGAGATTGGTTGAATAAAGCACGTCGTCAGGCATCGCAAGATATTGAAGAAGGCAGTATAGACGATTTTATGAATAGGATGGGTTTAGGAGACCCCGATCCATCCAATTACAAAACGGGGTTCGGTGATGCTGATGAAATTGTAGACTGGTTTCAAAGAGATAAACCAGATGATTGGCGTCAGAGAGACTAGAAAATATCCTTTACAAACAAACTGAAGAATGATATACTATGAGGGTTAAGCACCCTCTTTTTAATGGAAGTAATTATAGAAGGTAAGGTTAAAACCGTTTATCAAGGTGACGATGCACAGCAGGTTATCATTGAGTATCACGATAAAGTCACTGCTGGTAACGGTGAGATGGTTGACCATCCTTTAGGAAAAGGATCTCTCTGTTGTAGTATCTCATCAATCATCTTTGAAAAACTTTCCAAAGAACATATCCCAACACATTATATTAATATGGTTGGTGCTAACAAGATGATCTGTAAGAAGGTAGAGATCGTTCCACTAGAAGTTATTTGCAGGAATCGTGCTGCTGGATCTATTGTTCATGAGACAACTTTAGTAGAAGGTGCGCCACTACCGCAACCAATTGTTGAGTTCTTTTTGAAGGATGATAGCAAGCATGACCCTCTCCTGACACCAGACCGTGTAAAACTAATGGGATATGATCCTGAACCTTTCATTGAGATGACACTACGGATTAATGATTATCTTCGTCAGATGTTTTATATCTTAGGTATCGATCTGGTTGACTTTAAAGTTGAGTATGGTTATGATGCTCATGGTGATTTGTATCTTGCCGATGAGATCAGTCCTGATAGTATGAGACTATGGAAGATTGGTAGTGATGAACGATTTGATAAAGATCTATTCAGAAAAGATGAAGGTGATATTGTTCCTGCTTATCGTGAGATCCTTGACCGACTACAACCACTTGCAATCCAATGACAGATAACAAAACCTGGAAAGTAATGAACGACCTTGAGCAATCATTTTCCCGAATTTCTACCGTAGAATTTATGTTGGATGAATTGCAAGAGGCTGTAGATGAACAAAATCAAATGAAAATTGTTGACATTTGTTATGCACTAAATTCTTTCCTTCCAGTTTATACTGAAAACTGGGATAAAAACTTTAAGAAAGCTTGGGATGTTGTCGTGAAATGAAACATCACATCCCGGATGAGATTAGAAAGAACTGCTTTGATTGCTTCAAGAGTTTGAATGAAGCAGAAAGAGCAGTTGTTATGTTTGGTGAGGATGAGTATCGTAAATCATTAGATCTTGACAATGATGATGCTGAGTGTTGGAAGATCCCAAGTGGTGAATCGACAACATTTGTTGGTTGGAACCCTATGTGTATCCCAACAATGGATTACATAGTATGGAAACTAAAACGTCGTGAACAAATTGCCAGAGGTGAGATCATTGGATAAATTATCTAAAGAAGAGATGAGATCTAAGATCAAAGAGTTCTCTGCACTTCTCAAAAGTCAAAGAGAACACTGGGACAAGGAAGATAAGATTGGATTTACATATTCTTGTGATCTAATCTCGCAATCATTGATTACATTATACATTCGTTTAGGAAGAGACTGATGGACTACAAGACTTCTGGTGTTGACATTGAAAAGGGTAGAGAGTTTGTAGAAGATCTCAAAAAGAAAGTACCTAACCTTGGAG